CGGCAGCACCATCTCGTACACATTCCCGCGGCCCTGCAGCACAGGGTCACCCCACAGGTTTAGCGCGGGCGGCAGGTCTTCGGAGTAGTACGGCAAGCGAGAGCGGTACTTGTTGAATGACTCGTAGAAACCCTTGATGCCGCTCGGCGCGTCCGGCGTCATGCGGTAGTCGCGCTGGGTTGGGTCACGCATCCGCTCAATGGCAGCAACCAGCGAGCTGTAAGCGCCAGCCGGCGATCCGCCAATGAGGAAGCCACCGTACTGCTTGGCCAGGTTGTCCACCACCTTGTTGATGTCCGCCGGACCATAGTCGCCGCCAAGCAGCTTGGCAAAGTCGGCGATGCCCTGCAGGTAGGGTTGCTCCTTCATGTACTCGTACAGCCCCTGGACGCCGCCGAGGAACACCTCTTGCACCTTGCTGTCATCTGGGTCTGTCTGCGCGTACTCGGCATAGTCAGCTGCGATGGCGAGCAGGGCGCTGACCGGCTCCATGCCGGCGTAGCTGTAGTAGGTGTCGCCGACCTTGATGCTGTACGGCTGCCAGCCGTCACGCATGAGCGCCTCGCGGTCCGCCTTGCGCGACGGGCCGCTGCCGGTAATCTTGCCCTCAGCGGCGTAGCTGGCAAACGTGGCCAGCACCGCAGAACCCATCGTGACCTTGGCCAGCGCCATGTCGCGGTAGATGCCGCCTTGCGCAATCTCGTCGCGGAAGCGGCCGGAGAGCGGGGCGAACGGCGTGCGCTCCAACACCTCTAGGCCAATGTTGGCCGGGGTGCGGAAAAACGGCACCATCACTTTGCCGATGGGGTGGTTAAACGCGCCCTGCAGCTTTTGCAGTCCAGGCGGCAGGTCCATCGTGAACGTGCCGCGGCGGGCGTAGTTGAGCGCAGCCTCGTCGATGTCAGGCGGCGGCGAGCTCATGATGCCGGTCACCTCGGACTCAGCACGCGCCACCGCGGTCGCTTCATCCGCACCCTGGTCAAGCGCGTCGCGGTACACCGTCTTGCCGCGGCGTATGGCCTGGGCGTTCAGCTCCATTCGATACAGCACGCCCTTGAAAAACTCGTCCTCGGTCATCAACGCACGACCAGGCAGCGTGATGGCGGTGCCGTAGTAGTCGATGCCCTTGCCAAGCCACTTGTCCTGCTCGATGCCGAACGCGGCCGAGCTGATGGGCGGCGCGTCGGTGCCCCGGGTGAGCTCGATTTTGGACAGCGGATCGTTCGGCGAGTTGGTGCGCCACGCACGCGAGGCCAGCTCAAGCCCTTCGCCCAGCCCGTTGCGCAGCGACTGCATCATCGTCAGCGCCTCGTCGAACCCGACCTTCTCGTTCTCCGCGCCAGGCACCAGGCCGCGGCGCAGGCGGGCGGGTAGGGTGTTGCCGTAAAACGCACCAACCAGGCGCTCGGGGATCTGGTACACGCCGAACAGCGAGTTGGACACAATGTTCTTGGCGTGCGACACCGGCGACGACAGCAGGCCGTTGATCCAGGTGGTAAACCAAACGTCCTTGATGCCGGACATCATCGACTTCTCGACCAGCTGGTTCTTGGCCGCACGCGACTCCAGCGACAAGTAGCTGCGCGCCATGTCTTGCAGCGCACCCTCGCCGCCAAACTCGTCAAGCGTGCGGCGGATGATGTCGGCATTGCCCTGGCGGGGGATGCGGAACACCGCCAGCGCACGCGCTGTTTCGGTCTGGATGCCCTTTACGCCGCGCTGGATCATTCCGTGCAGGGCAATCTGCTGGCGCAGCTTGAGCTTGTCGACGTCGGTCGCGGTGCCGTCCGCCACCATCTTGAACAGGCGGTCCAGCTCGTTGGCCGAGCTCTCTAAAACCTCCAGCGCCTTGTAGGTGTCGACCGCGCTGGGCAGCATCTTGCCGTCCTGCGGGTTTACTAGGCGCGACAGGAACGCCTCGTTGATGCCAGACTCGGCAGCTTTGGCCTTGATCTCGTCGAACGTGACGCGCTTGGTCTTGATGCCTAGCGCATCTGCCACGCCACCCACAATGGCAGCTGCGTCGTCGGTCTGATACCGCGCCAGATTAAATGGCTCTTGCGGGATGCCGGCTTGGACTTCCTCGGTGGTGCGCGACGGTTTGCCGATGGTGTTGCCGGTAACGCGGCGCTGCTGCGCAGCGGCGTCGACCTTGTCGACCAGCGCCTGCGGCGCCTCGGGAATGACCTTGAAGTTTCCAACCTTGCCAGCCTGGGGCAGGGCGTCAGCTGCTGCTTTAGCTGGCTGCGGCACAACCTCTCGGCCAGCCTTGCGTACGGCGTTGCCAACAATGCCACGCAGAGCAGACCCGAGGCCGGCCACCTGCACCGGCTCCATCGCCGGGTCGCCAGGCATCTCGGTCACCGGAGCCACCGCCTGCTCTGTCGACACTGGATCAGCCTGCGGTACAGGCTGGTCAGGCAGGATAGTGTCTAAACGCTGCTCAAGCGGGTTCGGGTTAATGGCCATCACTCAGCTCCCATTGCGGAAGCCGAGCGGCCCCCAGTTACTTGACCGGCTTTTCCGCTTGCTGCGGCGCTACCTGTTCTTGCTTGCTCTGCGCGTCCGGCTGAGTTCCCTGCGAGCTCGCGCTCGAAGAGCTTCTCAAGTTCTTGCCGTAAAGAATCGAGGTCGGCTGGGGCGCGTCCTCGGCCGAAGTCTGCCAACCTTCCCAAATAAGCTCGCCCATCTGGACTCTCCTTCCAATCGTTTCTGGCTTTTACCAGGTCAGCCTCGTAACCGCGCACCCTCACGCGGAAACCTAACCCGCGAACCATGTCGGTCAGGGGTTGTTCAATTGCCAATTGTATATCACTCATACGTTTAGCTCCACCCTGGTCAATCAAAACGCGGATGCCGACTTGACCATCAACGGTGCGAATCGGTTGATACCCCTTGAACAGTCCGGTCGGATCGGCCTGCATCACGTTTTCCCAGAAGTTGCGCAACCCCTCGTTTGTAGACAAGTTTTCCGACCCGTCTTCAATAAAATCGATGGCAATTGCTTTTGGATTTTTGGTCATGCCTTTGACCGAATTGACCCACACCTCGGTTTGCTGGAGGAGATAGCCCAGCACGTTGGCGGTGTATTCGGCGCCCTCGCGAGTAGCCAGCGCCTGCGCCACCGCAGCCGGGTTTTGGAAGTTTTCCCAGCCGCCGGTTCCATGCACTAGGCCGCGAAGATCCACGCCCGTGATGTTGGTGGCCATTTCGACTGCGCGGCTAGTGACGGCCTGCGTCACCTCGTACTGGCGCTCGACCGGCAGGGCGGTAAATCGCTCTCCGAACTTTTGCGCCCAGGGCGAACCCTCGCCTGGCGCCACTTCCATCGAGATGCGCCGGAAGTTTCGCTCTAGCGCGGTGACCGTGTTGTCGGCTGCATCTGCGGTCAACCTGGTCATCGCCATCCAGCCAATTGCCTGCACCTCATGCGGCTGCCAATCGTTGCGCCCTTGCCACGCAATGTCGTTGAGGTGCTGCGTCAGCGATCTGCCAAAATCTGCGCGGTTCTCGTATTGCGTGTCTGTTGGCCCCATTTGAAAGTCCACCTTTACCGCGTTGCGGTCAACCTTGTAGCCTAGGCGCTCCAAGTGGTTGAGGAGGGTGGGATCCACCAGGCCGGTGTCGCGAGCGGTGTGAATGTCGACAACGAACGGCGCACCGCCTTCCGCCTGGTTGCCAAAAAATGACCTGGTTTCGCTCCCAGACGCGCTGTCCACGAAGTCTGCAATCTTGGCGCCGACGCCGCTTGTAATCGGCTCGTTCTTCAAAGCGCGGCGAGCGGCCTCAGTAGCTGTCGGCAAACCACCGCCAACCATCTCAGACTCAGGGATGCCACGCGCAAACTGTTCTGCCTGCCGGAGCGCGTTGGCCATTGCAGAATCCACGCTGGTGTTTTGGTTTGCCACCAGCCATGCGCTCATGTAGCGATCGGCCTTTTCCTCATCGCCGTTGGTGTACTTGAGGAACGTGTCCCGGATCTCCGAGTACCAGCGGGAGTACTCGTCAATCTGCTCCGGCGTCAACATCGACTCGACCCGATCCTTCCAATCGTCAAATGTGATTTTGCCCACCGCGAAATCAGGCAACCCGCTGCCCTCCGGCGCGGCGATGGCCGTGCGTTCGTTCTTTGGTTCGCCGGGCAACGCCTTGCCCTTTTCCAACGCGGCATTGCGCTGCTGCTTAAGCCGCAGCCTGGTATCGACATCCTGCTTGGGAAACACCAGCCCTGTCGCTTTAGACGCTGCCGGGCTTACGTCTTTAATGCTCAGACCTGCAGGCATCCCTTTGGTAGCTTTGACGCCAGCCTTGACGCCGGCGACCCCAGCGTCAACCAAGCCCGGCAGCGGGGCAAACTCACCAAACGTCTGACCAATGTTTGCGTTGTGCTGACGGCTCTTGGCGTCAGCAGCTCCAGCCGGCACTACAGGCGGCAACATCTTGCCCATGTCCTCGGTGGTCGGCAGCAGGGTGCCCTGCTGCATTCCGCGATAAAACGCCTCCAGCCGGCCTTGATCTTCCGGGCGGTTGAACACTGACTTCAGCCCGTTAAACAGCATCTGCAGATCACCACCGATGCCAAGCGTTTGCGCTACGGCGCCGCGCACAACGCCAGCCCCGGTGTCCAACAGGGCGGTTCCTACGTCGCTGATCGGCCTGTCGACCCGGCCAACCCCGGCGCCGCTGCCACCCATTGCCAGCATCACGGGTTTCTCGGCCGGCGTCTCCGGCTCAACCGGCTGGTCTGGGAATTGGACAGCGGTCAGGGTGTTGAGGTAGCGGTCCTCGACCGGGCTTAGTGCCATCAAATGTCTCCCTCGGCTTGCTTGAGCAGCTGCTTAATGCGGTTGATCTGCTGCAGCTTCTGACGGTCGTTTCCGGCCTTGCGCTCCAGCGCGGCAATTTTGTCGGCCGTGATGGGGCCGTTGATCCAATCCATCTTTTCGTATGTCTGCAGCTGGGTGCGCGCCTGCTTTGCCTGCTCGCTGTTGCGGCGCTGCTCGAGTTCGCGGGTCAGCTGGTCAATGATCTGGCTAGGCATCACGACCTTGCCCTCGCGCATGGCAGCCGCTTGAAGCTCTGTGGCGCGAGCGCGCAGCCCGTTGAGCCGTTGGAACTCAGCGCCTTTCGGATCTAGCACCACCACGCCGCCGGTGACGTTGATGCCAGCCAGTTTGTTGAGCCCGCGGGCAAGCTCGGCCTCGTCGCGCCGGCCCTCGCCGGTCATCAGCTTGAGCGCAGACACCGCTTCCTTGCCGGTGAGCCCCTTGCCAACCAGCGACCAGATCTGATCCGGAGTGTTCACCGTACCGTCGTAGATGCCCTGCAGCAGATTGAACTGCACGCGGGGGTTTCCCTCTTTTTGGTTCGGATCCAGCAGCTCCTTGAGAGTGCCGATGGGCACGCCGTTGTTGGGGATACTGGTCAGCTCTGTAATCAGGTCGCGCCGCGCTTGCGAAGTGTCCGGCAGCGTGAAGATGCGCTCAAGCAGGTCAATGGACCGCTGCTCGTTGACGCGCTTCTCGTCGTCACGCTTGCGCTTCTCTAGGTCGTTGCGTTGGTTGTCGGCGAGCAGGAAATTGGCCGTGACCTTGGCCTTGGCGTCCTGCGGCATTTCCTGCCAAACAATAGACATTTTGCCAAGCTGGCCCGAGCGGATCATCTGCAGGCCAGCCTGCGGGTTGCTCATAAAGTCGTCACTGGTGACAAACTTTGTGACCGCGTTGATCTTGGCCTCGCCAAGCGCCTTCTCAAACTGAGCGGCGTATTTTTGCTGTATCCCGGCATCACCAAGCAGCATGGCCGAGGTGGCGATGTTCTCGCGGAACACGCCGGCCAGCTCGTCGATGCTGCGCGGTTTGTTTGTTGTCGGGTCCAGCCAGTAACCCTGCTCGACTGTCTTCTCAAGCAGACGCACGCTGTTGTTGAAGTCGAGGTCGAACTTGGCAACGCGCTGTTCCTTGGCGCGCTTGAGCTCAGTCTCGTACGCGGCCTTGAGCACCGTGTTGCCGTGCGTCGCTATGGTGGCGCGAAACTTGAGAGAGGCCTCCGGGTCGACCTGGCGCAACGAAGCGGTATAGCCCTCGGTCATCGTGGCGATGCGGTTCTGAACGTCGGCGCTTGTGGCATTGCCGGCGTCGACCTCGTTTACCAGCTTGACCAGCTCGTTGCGCGCCTCGGCCTCGAAATGACTCGACAGCTCAAGGGCGCGAGCTTTCTTGACCGTCTTCTCAAAAATGGTTCCTTGCCCAGTGTTGTAGATCAGCGGGGTGGTGTCGCCCTTTTTGGCCGAGTCAATTTGGGCTTGCGTCACCGGATTGTCGGCGACGTATTGCATCCCAGCTTCCTTGGCGTATTGCTCTGCCTGGCCAAACAGCTGGGTGCTCATGCGATCAAGCAGCTGTGACAATTGGCCGGCGGACTGAGCACCAGCACGCATTCCAATGTAGTCGACCTGCGGCGGCGTGATGGTCGGCAGCGTGGCCTGCGGCACGCCGTCAAGCTGCACGCGGCCGGGCTGAATCAACGGGACGTCAGCCATCAGGGCTTGCCTCCGGTGTTAAACGGGTTCACAAACGTGTTGGCAAAGTTCTGCACGCCCAGCGCCAGCTGCGCGTTGCCAAGTAGACCACCGCTCGTTTCGGCAAACTTGCCGGCAGTGCGCAGCTCGCGTGCCTGACGATCAGCGGCATCGCGGGTCAGGTCGGCCTGCTGCTTGCCGGCGGCGTAGATGTTCAGTGAATCCTCAAAGCCCAGCACGCGGGCCATCAGGCCGTTGAGGTCGGTAACGCCGATGTCTTGGTACGATGCCTTGGTGTTGTAGTCCTGCACCGCCGACACCGAGCCGGTATTGATGTCAACGCCGTTTGCAGCAGCGCGAGCGCGCACCGCGGCGTTGGTGCGCTGCAGGTTACGCAGAAGGGTGTTGCCTTGAATCTTGTAGTTCAGCGCCTCAAACTCGGCAGCCTTGAGCTTGCGACCGGCCTGGATCGCGGCGTAACGCTCCTCTTGGTCAGCGCGGATGCCGGCTAGACGCAGCGTGTCCAGCGCCTGCATCTGGTACATCGCATTTTGGTAGATGCCCTGCGCTTTGCTGGCCTGCGAGCTCGCGTAGCTGGTGGCCAGGCCGGCGACGCTGCTGACAGCGCCAGACACCTGGGTGATCGCTTGAACGGTTGCTGGGGAGAAGATGGCCATCAGGTGCCTCCGTGGACCGCGACCTTGTACTCAAGGCCGAGCAGCGTCATCTTGAGCGGGAGCGACTGACTGACCTCAATGGCCTGCTCGCGGCTGTATCCCAGCACGCCGTTGATGCGCTTGATGCCGGTGAACTCCGGCTCAGGGCCGTCTAGCAGCGGGTTGTCAAAGCTGCGAAACGGGACCGGCTGGTTGTTGACGTTGAGGTGCTGAGTGTCGTCGACGATGGCGTTGATCTCGACCACGCGCTTCTTGAAGCTCACACGGTTGCCGGTCTGCAGCTGCAGCTCAACCGGCATTGTCTTGGCGTAAACGGTGAAGGGCAGGCCGACCTCGTAGCTGGCAGTCGACGCACGGTCAAACGTCACCGAGCCGCCGCCGCTTACCGTCTCGTTGCCTTGCGGCACACCGTCGCAGATGACGTTCAAGCTCTTGCCGACGTGCGGCAGGCTGGACGCACTAGCGGCTGCGCCTCCGGTAAACGCGCAATCTGTGAACAGCGTGTCGCGGAACAGCTCGACAAAGAATCGGTTGGTGCCGTTGAAGGTGCGGCGCACGACGACATAGATGTCAGACACGTCGGTCTGCACGTCTTTAAACAGGCCGTCGGTGATGAACTCAGAAGGGGCCACCACCTGCTGCGAACGCATCACGCTGAACGCGGCCATTGTGCCGTCAGCGTCGTTGATGATCATCAGCAGATCGCCCTCGTCGGTCGACGTGGCACGACGCAGCGCCATCCGCGCCGGCGTCTTGAGCAGATGCCCGGCCAGCAGCGACACCCGCTGCGTGACATAGGTGAGCTGCGAGTCGGAGAACAGGAACTCGTTGAGCGCCTTGCCCTGGCGCTGGATGTACACCGTGCCAGTCTCAAGCTGCTCCACCCGCGTGCCTGGCTTTGTCCCATTTCGAGACACCGCCTTGAACGTGAAGGTGAGCGGGGTGATTGGCTCGGTGCCAGCCTGCGGGACGTAGAACTCGCCACCGGTGGTGAAGATCTGCAAGTCCTTGCCGCTGATGATGTCGACGATGACGTTCAGCTGGTTGGTGTCGAGAGTGGCCTCGACGGCGTCGTCGTCCAGCGCCTCGGTGGCAACGAAGTCGAAGAACAGGCCGATCTTGCTGCCCCAGATGGTCGACGGCCGCGACTTAGATCCGCCAAAGTACAGGCGCCCTTCATGGAAGGTGACCGTGCGGGGCCAACCTTTGCCGGCAGACCACACGGCCTCGTAGCCCGTCTCAAGTTCCCAGCTGCCGCTGGCAATCGCGGCAGTGCTGAAGAATGGGTATTCGACCACCGCCTTGACCACCGTGCCGCTGACGTACTCAATGATGCGGGCGCGGCCCTGCGGGCTGGCGTTGACGTACTGGTTGACGTGGCTGGCCGAGAACACGCTTGAGCTGGCCGTCAAAGTGGCGTTGCCAGACACAGCACTAGGGGTCAGCGTGGCGGCCGGGGTGCTGACGGCAATGGTGAAGGCGTACAGCGGGATGCTGTCGAAGCTGATGGTGCTGATGGTCCAGCTTGCATCGCTCGCACCGCGCACCAGTTTGGTCGGCGCCAGGTCGGGGTGCACCAGAATCATCGTGTCGGCCGACTGCGTCCAGCAGAGCTGCGACAGCATCGCGCTGGTGATCGACGTCGTCAGGTAGTTGTTGCCCGACCCGTTGATGTTGGTGATCAGCCCGCCATCCTTGATGACGTACATCCGGTTGTGCGTAAAGCACAGCATATAGCTGTCGTCGACGCTGAACTCAAAGTTGATGAGCCGCACGCCGTTGGCCGCGGACTCGGTGCTGGTGTTTGGCAGCTCGACAATATGCTTGAGCCCTGACCGGCGTCGCATCCCGCCCTGCGGCTGGATCAGCACGTTGGTGGCCTTGGACAGCGCGTTGTTGTACTGCTGCAAATCGATGCGCGAGCGCAGCAGAGGGTCCAGCTCGCCCGTGCTGAAGTTCGTCTGGATGTCGACGAAGCGCGGCATCAGTTCCTCACGGCGATCAACGAGTAGTCCTCGATGACCTTGGTCGCGTTGTTCTGGCCGTCGATCTGCATCGCCTGGCGGAAGTAGCCGCCGCGGCCGTTCTCGACTGGGGCGCCGGTGGCGACCGACTGCCAGTAGATCGACTTCTCGCGCTGCTCGGTGACGGGCTCGGCCATGTGCCAAGCCATCATGTACTTGAGCAGCTGTACGAAATACTGTGGCATCGCGTATTCGGGCGTCTGGTACTGGTAGTCGATCCAGACAGCCTCGAGGTTGGTGAGCAGCTTGTCTCCCTGGATCTCCCAATCTTTTGAGATTGTCGAGCCAGGATTAGCCGACGGATACACCGCTCGCGGGTTGGCGAGCCGGTCACCCGGCAGCTGGTATTCGTAGCGCCAGTATGTGGTCGGCGTGGTGATTAGCTTGGCGAGGCCGATCTTCTTCATGGAGAACGACCACGGGTACATGACCAGCGTCATGTCGCGGATGTCCGGGTAAAGCCGGTCCGCCACCGAGCTCTCGTCGGTGCCGTCGTTGAACGAGCTGATGGCTTTTGCGCCCAGCAGGAGCAGGGCGTCGGAGCAGATGGATACGCCAGTGTCGCCTGCAGCCATTGTCCAATCTCCAATGTGAAGAGGGCCAGCCCCCGCAAAGCAGAAGCTGGCCCCGTGCTACATGACCACCGATTAGTCGGTGTTGGTAACGGTCAGGGCGGTCACGTCAGAGACGTTTACGACCGTTCCGGTGTTGCTCATAACAACGTGCCAGCCAGCGGTCGAGACGTTCGCGCCAGAGAACACGGTGACCAGGATCACGTCGCCAACCTTCAGAACACCGGCAGCGGAGTTGAAATAACCGCTGGTGTCCACGGTCGCGTGCGCGTCTGTGGTCTTGTACGCCCAAATCTGCGGCGAATTGCCGGCCTTCGACTGACCGCCGATGGGCTGCAAACCAGTTACGTCATAAGCCATGATCAGCTCTCCTTACGATTCGCGGCAGGTGATCGAAACGATGCCGGCAGCGTCAATCGTCACTGCACCAGCCGAGAACACTTCGTTGACCAGCCAGCTGGTCTTCTCGGGGATGTAGTTGATTTCCGTGCGCATCCCGATGCCTTCGGCGTAGCCGAGGGCGTCCTTGTGGAAGGCGAAGCAGGTGCGGTCCAGCGAACCGTCGATGGCCAGGCCACCTTCCGAACGATCACCCAGAACGTGGAACTCAAAGCCTAGGAAGGTGTTGATTTCACCCTGCACCAGAGCCTTGACGCTGTTGAAGTCGGCCGAGGTGACCGAGGTTTCCGACAGCATATTGGCCAGACCGTTGGCGTGGATGATGACGTGACGGCCTTCCGGCGGGACGTTGTTCTTGTCCATCAGGCGCTTTGCTTCGCGCAGCTTGCCCAGGTTCATGTTGCTGGCAGTGGCCGAGCCCGACGTGACGACGGTGTTGGCAACGGTCAGCGAGGTGCCAGAGGCGGCGAGCGCGTCGAGGATCAGCTGATCCTGGCGGCGGCCCATCGCGTTGGCGACGACCTGGACGAGCTCTTGACGCTCGTCGAAATTGACCTTGGCCTGCGAGAAGATGTCGCTGTACTCAGCGGCGTTCCAATCTTGCAGGGTGCAGGTAACGGTTGAAAAACCCACGTTCAGCGGGGTGACGTCGGTCTGCGGCACGCGCAGAGTAGCGACACCAGCGCCAACCTTGGGGAACTTTACGATGGAACCTTCGACACCACGGCGTTGACGCACGGCGGGCACCAGCATGGCCTTGCCTTGATAGGCCTGCTTGACCTCTGCGTCGAACAGGGTGACGAAGGCGTTCGACAGAGAAACAGCCATTTCGTACTCCTTGTTGAGTTGATTGAGGTTTTTGCGCGCCGGTTAGCCTGTTTCCAGGGCCGTTTGCTTGCGGGTAACGCCCGCCACTCGTCACCATCCGGTGCGGCAAGGGCTGCAGATGCAGTAAGCCTTGTGCGCATTTTCTTCGGTGACAGTACAAAAATCAATAGGTTGTGTTGGAAAAAAGACGCCCCGCGCATGGCGGGGCGAAAGGTGCCCAAGGAGGAGTGGGCTATGGCATCAGTTAACGTATGCGGCAAACGCCTTTTCGACCTTCTGCCGATACGCAGCGTCGGTCTTGTAGCGCGGGTCCGCCACCATCTGGTAGAGCTCGTCCTTTGACGGCGCTCCCTCTAGCGGCATTGATTCGGCCGGAATGCGGCCTTCGTACGCTTCGCGGATCTTCATTAGAGCGCGCAGGCCTCGGGCGGTGCCGCCCATGACCTTGAACTCATCAAAGTCGTCTGACGACCAGACGCCCTTGTTGACCAGGCCACGCGCCCAGTCGACCATCCCGTTGACCACGGCAGTGCCGTTGGGACCAAGCGCCTTCAGCTCGGCCGTGGGGTCAATAGCGGGGCCGGCAGCTTCCTCGGCAATCTGGCCGATGGTTTGCGCCAGGTCGTCAAACGCGGCTTGGCTCACGCCGTGCTTTTGCGCCCAGCCGACATACGCTTGCGCCACTGGATCGTCCGACACCTTAAGCACGCTGGTGTCGTAATTGCCGTCCGGCGGAGCCTTGTGCTTGCCCTGCGCGATGGTCTTGCGCAGGTCTTGCCAGCTTTTCGCCATTTCCTCGTAGGCTGGCTGGCCATCCTTCCAGAAGTTCTCCGGCAGCCACTCGGGGCGGTCCGCCGGCGCGCCTGGTGCAGCTGCTTGCGCCGAGTCAGCTCGGTGATCAATCTCCGCGGCTTGCGGATTCTTGGGTGTTGCGTTCTGGTCTTCGACCGTCACATTGTCGAGTAGGCCGCTGCTTTCGCTCGCGGGCTCGACGGTTGCGGTTTCGCTCACAGGTTCCTCGCTCTCTTGATCCGTGCTTCAAGATCTCGCACCACGCTGTTCTGACCCTCTCGGTAGAAAGCATAGTCCGACGACGCACCCGGCACGGCGACGGGTTGCTCAAGAATCGTGTCGCGCAGCCAGCGCATCAGCGCCTGGCCATCCTCTGAGCCGAGCACGCGCAACACCAAACGGTCGGTGTCCTCGCGCAGCTGGCTGACCTCACGAATGTCTGTTGCTTGGCCTATGGCCTCAAGCTCGTCCCAGCTCACTGCGGGGGTTCCTCGATATCTGCTTCAGAGGCAAACGGAGACTTGCCTGCCTTCATTCTTTGGACGGCGTGTTCGTATGCCTTGTCCAAAATTGAAGGCGGCATCTTGTCAAAATAGCCCTTCTTTTGAGGATCGTTGCGCAACAACCAATCAAGCTCACGCTTGTTGAGCGTAGGCACAATCAATGGAATTTCGACTTCTTTACCGTCGATGCCAACTCCAACGGAGATCTCAGTCGACACAGATCCGTCAGGTCGTTGCAACTGGCCAAAATAGCCGGACCCCTTGGCGGTTCCATCTGCGCGCTTTCCATAGTTCATTGCGGCACTCCACCTGGTTGTTGCTGCTGCGCCGCCGTCATCTGCGCCACTATCGCGGCTTGCTGGGCCTGCGCCTGCTGTTCAAGCAGATACTCGCGCTCGGCCGCGGAGTTGCGCACACGCGCCGGCACGCCAAGCTTGTCGGCCAGGTAGTCAATGAGCTCGCCAGACTTGAGCGCCAGCGCGCCCTCGGCACCAAACTGCGGCGCGATCTGCGCGAACTGCATGATGGCGTTGACCTCCTCCATGTTCTGCGCCATTGCCAGCGGGGCCACCGGGGTGACCTTGACCTCGAGCCCGTTGACGCGCAGCGGCAGGTCGATGAGGCCGCGCTCGTCCATCACCTCCAGGATCTTGGTGACCAGCGGAATCATCGTTTCGTTGATCAAGCGGCCGAACGCGCTGCCCAGGTTCTGCGAGAGCTCCTTCATGCGCTCTACAATCTCGGTCGCGGAGCGTGCGCTCATGTTGTCCGGCGGCAGCGACTCGTCCAGCAGAATGCGTTTAATGTTGCTGCGCAAATCGTTGATGACCAGCTGCGTGACGTTGAAGTCGCCAGCACGGGGCAGGGGAGTCAAGCTCGGCCCCTGCGGGCCGCCATTGCGCGCCACCGGAATGATGGCGCCAGGCACTATCTTCACCGTGTTCGGGTTGAGCACGCCGTCGTCCGCCGCTGTGTACACGCCGGCCACAGCCAGCGATGCGTTCTTGAGCAGCAGCTCGATGGTCTTGTTCAGCGTCTTGATGTCCGGCAGCGCGGTCACTAGCGGTCCGCGGCCGTAGATTTCGCCAGCGACTTTCATGTAACGCGAGATGACCCACGGCGACATATCGCGTCGACGGTAGACGATCTCCTGCTTCGACACCTTGTCGATGACGTGGTAGCAGTAGTCACCACGCTTGTGGTCGTAGATGGTGGCCTCGAGCAGCTCGACGTCGTCGGTCGGCTTCTGGTCGATGCGGCGCTTCATCTCCGGCGGCAGCTTTGCGTCCGGCCACTGGCGGGCGATGCTCTCGCCCTTCATCCGCATCCGGCGATAGACGTTGTCGACCTGGCCGTTGGCGCCTTCCTCGTAGCTCACCAGGAACAGCGGCACCGGGATGAAGTTGAGCGGCTGCACGTCATCGCCAGGCTGCACCATCATGCACGCCGTGCCCACGCTCAGGTCAAGCAGGAACTCGCCCATCGCGATGTCGAAGTTCGACTGCTTGAGCACGGTAAACATCTTTTCCATGTACGCGTCGAGGATCACCTGCGCCTGCGAGCGACGCTCGGCTGGGATGTCCGTGCCGGGCTCTAGGCGGCACCACTTCTGCTGCGGCGGGAACACGACCGATTGCAAGCGGTTGGCGAACCGCTGGGTAGAGTTGATGGCCGTCGAGTCGAACACGCGCTGCATCTTTTTCGAGCCGGTAGCGCCGCCTTCCCAGACGCCGTACAGCTGGCGCTGCGGCAGCGCGAACTCGTATGCGTCTTGGTAGAGCTGCTGGAACTCGTCCTTCTTGCGCTGCGCCAGCTCCTGCCGCTTGAGGATCTCCTCCGGCGAAAGGCGCTTGCCGCCTGGTGCGTCTTTGTATTCGGTCTCTTCCATCACTTGTCGCCCTTTGCCGCGGCCATGTTGTCGATGAGGTTGGGGTAGGGGCGGCCGGCTTTCTTAGCGCGGCGCATTGCCATCGCCTTCTCCTTCGAGCTCAGTTCCTTTGGCTTGCCCAGACCCTGGGGCCGGTCTTTTTCCCGCACAGGCTTGTCCATCACGCCCCCGCCAAAGTTGTCGCGCCGGCAGCGCCGAGCGATGTAGCTGCACCGCTGTTGCCCAGCGACCGCTGTTGCAAACCAAAACCTGACAGCAAGCCACCACGGCCACGCCCAGCGGCACGACGACGCGCAGCGCGGCGTGCGGCAAAGTCGCGCTGGCTGCCCTCAAGCGCCATGCGGTTGCGCTCGGCCGCGGCCTGGTTCTCGGCACGCAACCGCTCGAGCTCGGCAGATTGCCCAGCTCCGGCCTGCTGCTGCGCCTCCATGCGCGAGGCAAACTCAGTGGCCGCGGCATCGTTCTGGTTGCGCAGGTCGTTGAGCTTGGTCTCAAAGTCCTGGTTGGCTTGCGCGATGTCGGCCTCCACCACGTCAGGCCCGGCCTGCGCGGCCGCGTCCAGCTGCTGGAAGTAGTTGGTAAACAGCGAATCGAGTCCGGCAGCTTGGCCGCTTGCAACGGCAGCTTGATACTCGGCGTCGGTCTTGTACTGACTGTAGGCAATCGACGCCAGCGTAGATGCCGCGTTGATTGCCGTTGCTGTGGCGCCGGTCGCGCCCAGCACGCTGCCCAGGCTAGGCACGCCGAACGCGCTGCCGATAACGGTCAGGCCGATGCTGGGCAGAGCGCGCTTCAAAAAACCACCTAGCCCGCCACCATTAGTCGGGGTAAATGTTTTGCTCATCCCGATGTAGTCGTAAGTGCCGTCCTCGTTTTTGAGAAACGTGCCTACGGTGCCGCCCTTTTTGTCAGATCTCAGCTTGGACGTAAAAAAGTTTTCTGAACCGTCGATTGGTTTGAGGGTTTTGCCAATGTCTTCGGCGGTCAGCTGGTCATCTTTGACAAAACGCTGAGCGGTATTGAAGTCCTGCACCAACACCTTTGCGCCTCGGCCGCTTGTGTTGGCCTGCTTTGCCAAGCCAGGATTGACCACAAAGTTGCCAGACGCGTCTTTGGCCCCAGTCAGCGCATCTGCCGCAAGGGTGCTGTATCCGACGCTTGTCTTGCCAGACTTAAACGCCTGCTGCAGGCCAAGATCACTCAGTAGCTGGATGCCGCCGGCTTGGCGCTGCACAGCTCGCGCAACAGCATCCGCGTATTGCGGATTGACGGTGGTGTAATCCGCCGCGATGTAGCCGGTCGACACGGTCTGCTTGGCGACGGTGCCATCGTTGATCAGGCCTTGCACGTCCTCTGCGGTCAACCCGCGACCGCGTGCGGCCGGAGACTGACGCAGGATTTCATCAGCCGTGAGCTCGCGCTTTTGATAGCCCTCGTATGCCTGCAGGCCTGGCGCTTTGGCCGTCTGCTTGTAGGCAGCCACCTCGGCTTTGTCTGCTTGCGCCTCGGCCTTGATGATGCGGCTGATCTCAGCCTTTGGCACGTTGGCGGTGCGCAGCTCTTGGGCAAGGATTGCGCGGCTGGACTCCTGCGCCCTGGCCAGCTGACTTGCCGACAGCGCCTCCGCCTTGGCATCAGCCTTAGCTTTGGCTTTTTCTTCTGCAGTCGGTTTCGGTGCGGCAGCCATGTCAGTTCATGCCAGGAAAAGTGCCAAGGGTTCCCGCCGGCTGCGAGCCGTCAACGCCAAGCTCAGGGTTTAGACGGGCCTCGGAGAGCAGGGCACGCTTGCCAGAACGACGGCGGGCCTTGATGCGCGACATCTCGCGCTCGGCCATGTCGCGGCGCTCGGCCTCGAGCTTGTCGGCTTCTTCCTTGGCGCGGCGCTCAAGCTCGGTCTTTTGCTCTTGGTACTGTTTGGCTTGCTGCTCAAGTGCGGATTGCGCGGCCTCGGCCTGCTGGCGTTGCAACGCGATGGCGTTCTGTTGCAGCGTGAGCTGCTCGTCGTAGTAAGCCTTCTGCTGCGCCTGGGCTGCCTGAGCCTGCTCAAACTCACGCTGCGCCTGCGCTTGCGCCGCTGCAGCCTCTTCTTTGGCCTGCGCAGCTGCCTGCTTCGCTTGGTTTTGCGCTTTCTTTGCCGCGCTTGCCTGCTTGCTGGCCGAGTAAACAGTCGCGCCGGCGGCAGCGACTGATGCGATTGCAGCGGTAACTCCCATGTCAGTCTCCGATGAACTTGGTGTACAGGCGCTCGGTTTCCTTGTGCCCCATAAATTCCAGCAAGCGCCCAACGTCCTTGTGCAGCTTGGTGCCGGTGTAGACCCTCTGCACGCCCAGCTCGCGCAGCGTCTTCTCGGCGTGCAGGAACAGCTGGATCCCGACACGCCCACGCCGGTGCTCTGGGTGGATGAAGTACATATCGACGTAAGCGGTCAGGCTTGAGCGGTAGTGCAGATGCCGGCGCACCACGCTGACGTGATAGCCAACCACCTGGTCTGCCTCGTCACGGCCGACCACGATGTGCAACGCACCAGCAGACTCAAGCGCCCGGAAGGTGTCGACGTCCGGCTCCAGCGCAATCTTGTCTTTGTCGAGCGCAATCTCGTCCCAATGCACCATCCACAGGTGGCGCATATCCTCAAGGCACTCGCTCATTGATTCGACGCGGTAGCTGATCATTACGCCCCCAAAAGGCCGCAAACGCTTGATTTGATTGTTGTACAGCGGCGCAAAGAATTGCAAGCGTTCGATATCGGCTAGATATCAAAAACGTCAAAATCAGCCTTGGCTACCACCTGCGCGTACTGCGGCCCGTGGTTGTAGGTGTCGGCGCGGGTCATGCGCTTGTACTCGCCGCCGCCCAGCAGCAGGTAGCCGAACGCGTCGCCGACGTGCGAGTGCTCGTTTTTGTTGGGCGCGTCGCGGAACCTCTCCTGGCCGGCGCCTACAGACACGCGCTTGAAGTGATACCCGCCAGACAATGCCTTGCGCACCAGCTTGCAGCTGCGGTCGACCAGCAGGCCAGGCTTGCCTTGGATCAAGCGCGACATTGGCGCCGCGCTGGACTCGCGCCGGACCTTAAAGTCGTTGCTGGCGGTCGGCTGCGCCTTGAGCCCGAGCGTGCGCAGGTAGTCGAACGCGGTCACCTCGTAGATCGCGTCGCGTGCCTGACCGGCCGGGTCACCCCACAGCATCACCTGGTGCTTAGGGTAGCGGGTGTTGAGCTCGGAGAGCAGGATTTCGCCGAACCGCTGCAGGCCCATGTCGAACGTGACGATCTCATGCAGGATCTGCCAGCGCCCGTTGCCGAGCTTCTGGCCGATCACCGCGGCAGGCGTGAGACCGAAGTCCAGCCCGACCTGGATCGGCACCTGCGGGTCCGGCGTGAGCCCCTCGGCCGACATCGTGATGTCGTCGTACTCTGGCCAGACCGGCCGGCCCTCCTGGACGTAGACGTACTTGTTGCCGGCGTAGCAGTGGATCCAGTCCAGCGACTTGCCGCCCAGCATCTGCTCGTAGTACCCAGCAGGCAGGTTGTTGATGTTCTCGGCCTTGGGGTTGACGCGCCACCACTTGCCGGCGCTGAAGATGCAGCCGTTCGCCTCCGGGAACTCCGGCAGCTCCTCGGCCTTCACCTCCACCACGCCGCCCGGCTGGTCGTAAAATTTCCAGGCGAACTTGCCCTTGATGGGATCCTTCACGGCCACCCGGTGCCACCAGTGGTCGTCGTCCATCGAGTTGGTGTCCATCCAGATGCCGTACCAGCTCGGCGACCCGTCCCGCTTTGTCGGATACCGGCCGACCCGGTGCGTCAACCCGTCGATCACCGCCTTTGGCAGCTCGCGTGCTTCGTTCACCCAGGCGCCGGTCAGTTCAAGCGAGAGCAGTTTCCTGACGTCCTTGGGCTGGTCGAGCGCCAGGAAGATGACCTCGCAGTCGATGCCGGCCGCATCGCCACGCGCCGGAAGGCGCAGGTGGTGCGTAATCGGCGGCGTCCACAGCATTGGCCCCCAGACGTTCTCGGGGAACAGATCCAACCAGGTCTTGATCGTCGTCGTCTTCAGCTCGGGGTACGAGTTCCGCACGATGACGAACCGGCTGTACTTGATGCCGTCGATGGGGGATGGCTTCTGCTGCACCGCCTTGAGCATGATCTCGGCCGCGCACGCGTAAGACTTGCCAGACCCCACCGGCCCGCGGATGCCGCGAACAAACGCACGGTCCTGCAGGAACTGCCAGGTGGTCGCAGACTGCGAGAAGTCAAGGTTGAGCCCAGTGACCGGGCTAGTCGCGTCTGACACGTTCCGTCTCCTCGATGGGGATGTCGACCACGTCCGGCGCCTTGAGGTTGATGCCGATCACGCTCGGGCGCTCGGCGTTCTCCTCGACATCCAGCAGGCCGGAGGCCTTGGCCAGCAAGCGCAGCACCTGCACCTTGTCGTGCAGCTCGATGTCGAGCTCGCTGGTCGAGTTGCCTTCCTTGTCAACGCGAGTGCGCACCTTGACGTTCTTGATTGCCCGGATCGCCTGGTCGGGAATCTGGCTGGCCGCCTTGATGCGCACGTTGCCAGACTCGTCCCAGCTCAGGATGTCGGTGATCTTCGTCGTCGCCATGCACAGCAGCTCGGTGGCCACCGCCTCGCGGTTGTGCTCGAGCGTGGCCGACCGGCCAAGCCGCTGCTGGATGGCACGCACGCCGCCCCAGGTCTTGAGTGACGGGATCGAGTCCGTCGCCTTCTTGCGCTCGGCCATCACACGCCCCTTGCGCGGATTTCTGCCGCAAGCGCATTGAAGTTATCGCTCATGTAGGCATACGCCTCGGCGTGTTTGGCGCAAGCCTCACGCTCCGCCTCAACGCAGTCCTGCACTAACTTGAGCACCCAAGGGGGCACCTCGCGGTGACCGGCTATGCGGATGATGTCATCGCGGGTCACCACGGGACGTCATCCTGCGGGTCAACCTGGGGCTGGAACCCGTTGCCCTTGGCCGCAGCGTGTTGCGACACCGGAGCACCCTTTTGACGGCCTACGCGCCCCGAGATGTACTCCTTCCCGCTCGGCCCCTTGCGGCGCCACGCATCAAAGAAAAACTCCACCCCGTCACTGTTCACAAACGTGCCAGTCAGATCCGGGTGGGTGTCAGACTGCTTCCTGTCATTTGCGAACAGCGTAAACGTGTTCGGCTTCGGAACGTACGGCCCCTGGTACTTGTTGATCCCGCTCATCACTGCCTCCTTACGGCGCCTTGCCGCTCTCGTTGACGGCCTCGATGTACGGCAGCGACTCCGCCATCCGCACCTTCGTGGCCTGCAGCGCCTCCATCACAGCGATGGGCGACGCACCCATGCGCAGCTGCTGCATCACCAGCTGCTGCATTTCCTGTTCGAGCTTGTTCATCCTGTTCTCCAAAAACGGGGGAAAATTTGAGAGGGGCACTCCCACCGCCCCCGGTAGGGGGAGGGGGGGGAAGGGTGCCTCTCGCGCCCGCGCACGCCCGTGCATGACGCCCGCGTGCCCGCCCGCACACGCGCACGCGATACGCGCCCGCGCAAGGGACACGCCGCGCCACCCCCTGTCGCACACGCATACGAACGATTGGGGATTGTACGCACGCACGGCTGCGGGCTGTCACGGCGCTGCCAGCTTGCGGAATGTGGGCAGGTAGAACGCCAGGCTGGCCGGCAGCGGCTTGCTGCCCTCGATGCGCCACCGCAGGTCTGCCTCGACCAGCGACGCGAACTCGCCGCCGTCGACGCCGAGGGAGGCCAGCTCGGTGGCTGCGGCCTGGTCGTTCTCGTTGGTCAACGGCTGCCGCTTGCAAATAGTTATCCACAAGCTTCGATAAACCAACAGATAGTTAACATTAGTATTTATCTGTTCAATATGTAGTTGGTTTGCTTCCTGCAGCAACTGGTCATTGCCGTGTACAGCAAGTCGTGGTGCTTCATCACTTGCTGCTGGCGGCAAGTCGTGACTAGAGTTACCCACAGGCTTGCTGTCTAGTTTTTTGCGTAGAGCGCGGATGCGTTTGCTGTTCTCTGCCTTCTGGTTGTCTGTCAATTTGGTCCCCTTCAAGTGCGGTGGTGTCAGGTCTTCGGTGGTGTTGCGATCTGATGCGATGGCGATGGCGTCGAGCGGTTCTGGTGCGTCTTCCCGGCGCAGCACCTGGTAGCAGGTAGCGCGAGCTGCTCTGCTGTTGCCCTTGCTGACCAGGCGCAGGTACTTGAGGTCGATCAGCGTTTTGGTGCAGCGGCACACGTTTGGCACGGTCATGTTGACCATCTGGCTGATGCGCTCGAGTCCTGGCCACGCCATGCCGGCCTTGTTGGCAAAGCTGCAGATCGCCATCAGCACGCGGAACTCGCCGCCGGTGAGGCGCTTGTCCGAGATAGCGCGGAACACGCCGACGAAGATCTCGCGGCGGTCGAGCGGTTCCTGCTGCTTGATCTTTTGCTGCTTTGGCACCGTCCATGCTGGCAGCGGTGGCAGGTCATTCAGCATCATCGAGTGCGGTCCACAGGTTGTGCAGGGTTGGTCCGCGGCGTAGGCGGCCGCGCTTCACCCTGTCTTTTTCTTCCAGTTCGTACAGCGCCAGCAGGCAGGCGCGCTGCTTGAGCTGCGTCATCTCTGCCAGCTGCTGCGTTGTGCATGGCTTGCCGGCCGTTCTTAGCGCGTCTAGCACGCACTGCTGATTGGGCTTGAGGCGTCGCCTTGGGTCTTCCTGCCGGAGCCGTTCTGCGTGCGCCTGAGCGGCCACCAGCTGCGCGTAAAGTGTCAGAGTCATGTCTTTTGCACCTCAATGGATGGACAGGCAAAGCGGTCGTCTGCGTGCCCCTGCATCTGCTCCATCCTGACCTGCACGTCGTGGCAGGCCTCGTACGTCTCAAACGCGCCAATCCAATACACCTGGCTGGCGTGCCACATGATTAGGTGGAACCAGATGAAGGGGCCGGCGCTCACTCTGCTGCCCCTGGTTCGTATTCGTACTCGTGGCAGGTGCCTAGTGCTGTGCAGTCCCAGTGCTGACACCAGAGCTTGCTGTAGCGACTCACTGACCATCTGCAGCTTTCGCAGCTGCTCGTCTGGCCAGACACCGGCCGCACTCCCACCGTCTGAACTTCCCGCCCGTCACCACTTTCCATTTCCCACCCTCCACTGGTTGCGTCATGCGGCACCGACTGCAGAACCGCGTGCTTACTTCCTCAATCAAAGCTCACCTCTCATCAATGGAATGAAGTGCTCCAGGCGCAGCACCACGCGCCAGTCTTCGCCGTTGCGGCGGAACGCCAGCACCGGGACGCCGTCTGCGGGTGTGCAGGCTTCGACCTGTTCGCACCACTCAACAATCTGCAGGCGCTCGCGGCGCTTCACCTCGATGCGGAACTTGCCAACCTCGATGTCGTCGCCACCGTCGCGGGCCTGGCCGAGCTTGCGCTTGACCACCAGGCCGAGCTCCTCAGAGAGCAGGGCAGCGAGCTCGCGCTCACCGGCCGCGCCCTTGTTGCGTGCCGAGCGCCCGGAGCGGGCTGCGTTTTCTCTTGTCACGGCTGCGCTCCTCGGCCGACATCGACAACCAAAGCTCGCGCAGGCGATCCTTGAGCTGCGCGGTCACCTCCGGGCCATGCGCCCGCTGGAACTGCTCCAGCCACTCCCTGCGGTCCTTGTGCCGCACCGTCTGCATGATGTGCTGCGCCATCCGCTGGTAGAAGCAGGGCAGGGCATCCAACAGGTGCTGATGGGCCTTGTACGCGCCCCTGTGCATCCGCTCGATGGCCGTCAAATGCCCCTCGGCGTGCTGCCTGGTCGGCGAGCCCAAGATCAGCTTGGTGGTGCAGTGCGTGCAGCTGGCCTCCGCAATCTTGTGTTCGCACGTCACTTGCCCCCCAGCAGCTGCTGCAGGCGGCTGCCCAGCTCGCCGTAACGCGGCTTGAGCTGCGCCCGTATGGCCTCGTCGACGATGGATGCCCGGCTGCGCCGCTGATCCTCAGCAGCGCGGTCGAGCAGGGCGCGAGTGTCATCGCGCAGCCTGACGAGGAAAGGTTTGGTGGTAGTCATCTGCCCCTGCGTAAAGAACTCAACAGGGGGTATTGCACAACGATATCTTCTGTGGTGCAATGTTCACACCAGCCGATTGAGAGCTGTACACCCAAGGAGATGTAGATGGCACCCCATAGCGGCAAGTTCGTTGCGTACTACCGCGTGTCGACCGGACGGCAAGGCAAGTCTGGCCTTGGCCTTGACGCCCAGCGCGAGCGCGTCTTGACGTATCTAAATGGCGGCAATTGGTCGCTGGTTGGCGAGTTCACCGAGGTCGAGTCCGGCCGCATGAACGACCGCCCGGCGCTTGAGTTGGCTATCAAGCTGTGCAAGAAAGACAAGGCCACACTGGTGGTGGCCACGCTCGACCGCCTGACCCGTGACCTGGCGTTCGGCGCAATGCTGCTCAACGACAGGCAGGTCAAGTTTGTCTGCGCCGACTTCCCTGAGGCCAGCCGCGAGATGCTGCAGATGCGGATGGTGTTCGCCGAGTGGGAGGCCCGCAAGATCGGCGAGCGCACCAAGGTGGCACTGGCCGAGCTCAAGAAGAAGGGCAAGAAGCTGGGCTCGCCGGACCCGAAGAAGGGCAGCGTGGTGGGCATCGCCAAGCTGCAGGCGAAGGCCGACCGCTACGCCGACCGCGTCGGGCCGGTGGTGCGCGAAATCATCCGCAAGTCTGGCGCCACCACCTTGCGCGAGATCGCTGCCGCGTTGTCCGCCCGTGGCGTGCAGACGCCCCGCGGCAACAGCGACTGGCACGCGTCGCAGGTATCGAACTTGCTCAAGAGGATTAAGTGATGTTCGAGCTGATCATTCTGTTGGCTGGCGGCCTGTTGATTTACAAGGGATTTGTCGACAACGACCTGCTCGCGGGCATCGTCGGCGTGTCTATGGCCGTCATTGCGCTGCTGGCTTGGTGGGCGCGTAAGCGATACGACAGGTCCATTCGTGACGCCGAGCGTCAGGCCAGCAAACGTCGTGCCGAGCTCATCGACAAGGCATACGACAAACTCCACGGTGACAGCCATGAGTGACTACTTCAAACCCTTTGATGGGCAGGCGAATCTTGAGCGCAAGCAGCTCGCGCAGTACCTTAACCGGGTCGGCCGTGGAGTTAACTGCCGAATGGACGTGCCGATCCTGACAATGGAAGACATTAAATGGGCGGCCACGGTGTTCGAGCGGCTGTCCAAAAACCTTGGCGAGCTGGCTTTTACCGACGACCGCAGCGAAATTTGGCGGATCCTCGGGGCCCGCCACGCGATGGAAAGCGCCCGCGAAGAGCTGGCGTACCGTAACGAGAAAAAGGCCTCGGAGAAGGCCGCAAAGGAGCCCAAACGGCGCGCACGGTGAACCACTAGATGTTGTGGTGGCTCATCTGGTGACCTTTGGGGAGCTGTACAGTGAGTTTTAAGCACACGACCAGGGAGACAAAAGTGATGCAAAACAAGCCGCAAGCCGCGCTATGCCTCAGTTCTTGGCGCGCATATGTGTATTCGGTTTTTTCCCGACGGAACCACTACATACGGGGTTCTGCGCATAATATTTATTATGTCAACTACTGGGTGTGTGTTAAGTGGCTGGTTTTTGCGTTGTGGTGCCGGGAACCGGACTCGAACCGGCAAGGCCCTTTCGGGCCGGCGGATTTTAAG